CTCACCCTGCGGGCCAGTATCACCCTTGGGGCCAACCGGGCCAGTTTCGCCAACAGGCCCCTGCGCACCGGTATCGCCCTTCTCGCCTTGTACACCCTGAACGCCCTGCTCACCTTTGGGGCCGCGCTCTCCGGTGTCGCCCTTCTCGCCCTGAATACCCTGCGCGCCTTGCGGCCCAACAGGCCCCTGCGGGCCGACTGGGCCGATAAACTTCCCGTTGTCGGCGTCCTCCCTCACGCTGTTGGCGATGTCCTCCGCGTTCGTGGCGCGCTGATCGGCGTCCTTTGCCGCGTCCCGGGCATCCTGCACTGCCTGCAGCACCTGAGCCGCCAGCTCGGGCGTCGGATCGGATGCAGAGCCGCCGTATATGCCCGCTTGTTCAAGGATATGATACTCCACGTTACAACTCGCCAGCTGCACGCCGGGGGCCAGCCCAGCCAGCACAAGCACGCCATCCTTGGCCTCCTTCGTCACCTCGGGCGGCACGTCCATGGCATCCCCATCCAGCAGGGCCACGCGCAGCGGCTCTTCCCGCCCGGGGATGTGCCACGTTGCGGTGAGATTCAGCCCGTCCCACCCGGCCCCGCGCTCGATTTTTATAGATTCTATGCCATAGCTGGAATTAGTCCCAAGCACCAGCTTTCGCGGTGTAGGGGTGTAGTTGTCCAGACTCAAAGTATGTACCATGCCCTACCTCCTTAACAGTACAACAGTTTCTCGGCGTTGATTACGATTGGTTATCTGCCATGCTTTAGTTTTCATCTCATACGGTAACAATAAACTCCGGCGTTTAATGTATAAACAACACCAGGATCATGATCCGTGCCGTGAAAAATGTCACGTAGGTAGGTTAGTGGTGTTATTTGTGCCGTGCCGTTTTTGGCATAGGCTTCAATATTCAGCATATTGGCATTGCAGACATTTTTAACTGCATTGACATTTCCACCGCCGCTATAATGCGCCAGAAAACCGGGCTCCGGTATGCCTTGTGCAACCACTGTTGCCGCGTACTCCGGAATAGGGATTCCATAGCCTTGTTGATACTGTATGACCAGATATAAATATTTGTCTTTTGTCCATGTTGCCGCCTTTACGTGGCCTCCGCCGTTGTGGTATCCTGCGGGGACTGTGTAAGAACTTCCCGGGTTTATGGTTGTGTCCACTGCGCCCCGGTTCGGCATAATCCCTTCTTTAAGCGTCTTATCCGCAGCATAAAATCTTTTGCCTGCCAGCACATTGCCCTCGGTGGCGGTGGCTTGTGCCAGCTTGGACGCGCTTAAACCACCGCCGCCGTTAAAATCCAGTCGGCTCCCGTCAAAGGTAAACAGCACCCACCGCCCGGCAACAACGCTGTCACCGTCCGCCGCATCCGCGCCGCAGTACGCCGGTACAGCCTTGCCGTTTACCGTCCACGTGTCGCCCGCACTCCATGCTGCCGGGACTTTAAACCGTCCAACTGCGCCATCACCCGTGAGAGCATACACACTTCCTTTTTTTACGCACTCATATTCCTGCACGCAGACATTTAACCCGCCACCAGACGGGTCATACTGCGCCTTTGTCATCATTGCTGTGCCACCGTGCAGTTGCGACAGCTCAGTCTTTACCTTTTCAAGCAATGCGGAAAACTGTGCCTGAATGGTGGTAGTATCAACGCTAACCCAGTCCGTAACAAGCCCACACACATCGGGGTCAAGGCGTTCGTCCGTGATGCTATCCGCAGAAATGCTGCTTACAGCTGCCGCAACGTAAATACGCGCAAGAGAAATTTGCCGTTTTAAAGTGTTGTTTGTAAGTTTCGTGGCGGTAGGTGCATTATTCGGCGTTCCTTTTAGCACTTCAATACGCGGTTTTTCCGCATAATCCACCGTGTCCCAGCTAACAACAATCCTGTCAATACGTGGCAAAATGGCATCTGGCAACGGGATTGTCAGCTGCAACTCGCTTCCAGTCTGTTCTTTTGTATCATTCCAAAAAACTGTGCCGTCCGCTTTGTCGTTCGCCAGCCAGCCCACGCCATCTGAAACGCTTACCGTCATATCGCCGTTTGCGGTAACACTTAAATTGCCATCTGCGCCAAAAACGCCGCTGGAACGCCCATGCAGCCATTTCATCACGTTTTCGGCTCCGATATATTCATCCACGTTATTCGGAAAATTTTTGATTTCTGCCACTTTATCACCTCAAAACTGTTAAAATCGGGTCACCAATAACCAGCTTGACGCTTGATCCGTTTGCATCCTGTGAATACTTTGCTGCCGTGATTCTTGCCTTGTACTTTACACCCAGCCGCAAAGAAACGCACCAAACCAAATCGCCAACATTGTATGCCGTGCCAATCTCGTCACCGTCAGCGTCAATCGAAAATCCGTTGCGGTTCAGGTGACTGCCCAACTGTAAAGCGGCGTACTGTTTTACGCGTCTCTCAAAATCTGCGTTGCTCTCCTCATCCTGCTGGCTGTCGCCGCTGAAACTTGCCCATAGTTCCCGTCGCTCGTTGTCGCTTGCCGTGCCAGCCTGCACTACAAATTTTGTACCGTCTTTGTACTGCGCTTCACAATAGCACACATTTTTGTATTCAGAAATATCCTTGTCAACTACCAGCCCGGGCGCTGTTCCGCGTTCCTGCACAAACAGCACGGCGTCTAATCCCTTTGTGCGGTCAACACCCTTATACAATTCAAACGTTTCCGTCTTGGCTCTGTAGTCCAAAACCATCCGGTTCCCAATCCCGGCATCTGTCAAAATCGGTTGTATGCAGTTTAACAGTTCATCCCCGTACACCTCTGTTGCCGTCACGGTTTCTGTCAAGCCTTTTTTCTCTGCCAGCAGTACCGGCAGACCGCGCAGGTTGGCAGTAATAACCCTGTATACATCCGTTTCCACGTTGGCAATACTGGCAGTTGCCGCAATAACACGCCGGTTCAGTTTGTTGTTCAGGCTGTACCCGTTCAACGTGATTTCGCTGTTATCGCAATCGAACTGTATTTCTTCCACCGTATACGCAAGTCTCTGCTCTACAATGTACAAAACAGCATCCAGCTCCACTATCCCAATGTTGTACTCATCCATCGGCAAAACAACCGTAAATTTTCCCACATCGTTATAGTAGTCGCTGAACTCGCTGCTGATGGCGTGGGTAATTTCGTGTCGGTTGCTAAGGTCATGGGAGAACAGCTCTAATCTCATATTACCGTTACACCCGCACTTTCTTCCGCAAACGAAACGCTCATTTCAACGTTTTCAAGCCCACTGTCCGCAGTAGGTTTCCACGCATTATCGCCCGTATGAATTCTGTACAGTGTACTTTCAAGCGTCAGCGCACCTCGACAGTCACCGTCCTTAGAGCTTGTGACCGTTGTCTTTCCGTGCGATGTCTTGATAACAACACGCTCATCTTCCACAAGCGTTTTTTCCAGCCGCAGCACTTCACCTGTTAGCATGTTTTTAATGCCTACGTTTGTTGCCGTCTCGCCAATGCAATTGATTTCCAGCATAAACGGCACATCAAACTGCCCAAAATTTTGCAAAACAATGTATTTTAGCACAATGACTTTGCCGAAATAATACGTTTTGCTGATATTCCATGGGAATTTAAAACCTTTTTGCACGCCGCGCAGCTGCATTGCCTTTCGTTCGCCGCTTTCCCAATACGGGTAGGGGGCAAGCATGCCAAGCTGAAACGGCGCACCGCGTTTTGATGCGCCAATGGTGGGCGATGCCGTTACAATAACGTCTATGTGCCAGTCTCCGGCATATAACACCCCGGTCAGGTCAGGCCGTACAACGGTCATAAGCGCGTCTTTAAGCGCTTGCGCATTGTCGCCGATAACTCTTCCATTGATGGTAATAGGCCGCGTCTGGATGGCCTTAGATTGTACCGTAGCGCCTACCTGACCGATGCCCTGCGCCGTGTTGGCAGTGACCGAAATTGTATCAATGCCATCCGGCTTGCTGATAAGATAACCATGCGCGTAGTCAAACACGATAGACTGCCCCAGCGAATTGACGTACTTGAAAGACTTGCTTAAAAAACTCATAACGCCCACCTCGCCCGCTGGAAATACGCCGCTGTGCTTGCTGCCAGTTCAACCGGCGTCTGCTTTGCCGCGTAAATATTTTGCGTCAGGGTAAAACCGCTGCCACTGCCCTTACCGCGTCTGTAGCTGTCCGCTTCATCAGCTGTCAGCACCATCTCGCCGCGATGCAGGGCGGCAACATAGTTGTTATAGGGAACATAATCCATGCCGCCTGCGTGGCTACCGTCAGACCCCGTGTTGTTTTTCACATCACTTGCATTGATGACAAAAATACTCTTGATGCCATCCCACAAGCCCTGCACAAAGCTGACAAGACCACCCCAAACAGCCGCAATGCCGCCCTTGATGCCCTCTACAACGTTTTGCCCGACCGTAGAGAAGAACCCAAACGCGCCATCAAAGATGCCCTGAATCGACTCCCACGCGCTCTGAAAGTCACCGGACAGCACAGCGTCAATCGTAGAGAACACGCCGGTAATCAAATCAAACACAGTCTGGAAAAAGCTTACCGCAACATTCCAGATGCTTTGAATGATAATCCACGCGCCCTGAAAGAATCCGCTGATAATCGGTGCAAACGGCGTAAAGATGACCACAATTGACTGGAAGATAGCCTGAAAGAATGCGCTTGCCAATGCCCATACAGTCTGTACAAGGCTCCATGCAGCGCTGAACGCTTCACCGATGCTCTGTATGACTGGGGTCAAATCTGTAATGACCTGCGTAACGACCTGCCCAATAACCTGCATAGCCGTTTCAACATAAGGCTGTACATATGCCACGACTTCCTGAATCTTGGCAGAAATCGCATCCCACGCTGCATTGGCATTGTTTTTAAAACTATCAATAATGTTAGCAATATTTTCTATTGCCGTTTTCACATTATTGAAAATATCCAGCAAAAAAGAAAAGTCAGAGCTTTCAATTGCGCTTGTCAGCCCAGAAATAATTGCATCGCCAAAAAACGAGAACACATCAGCAACAATGGGCTGCAATTCGCTTGCTACGCTGCTTAACCCGCCGAAAAGCGCCTGCAATCCCTCTTCAATAGTTGGTTCCAGCTCCATAATCACGCCGCTTACATAAGGCGCAAGCTGTGTGACCAGTTCGCTTAAGCCATCAATCAAAGTAGGCACAATTTCTTTGATGCGCGGTATAATATTGTTTCCGGCAGTAATAACGCTGTCAACAAACTCATCCATCAAGGATTGAAAATTTTGTTCTGGGTCTGCAATGCCCGTCAGCAGGTTTGCCCATGCGCTCTTCATCGATGCCGTACTGCCCTGAATCGTAGTTGCCGCTTCTTTTGCCGTTGTACCTGTAATGCCCATTTCCGTCTGTACAACGTGAATGGCTTGCACAATGTCGGAAAAACTGTCGATGCTGTACTTTGTGTAAACACCTTGCTTTGCATTTAGCGTGTCTGCATCAGCAAGGAGGCGCTCCATTTCGGTCTTAGTACCGCCGTAACCGATCTTCAAGTTGTCCAACATAGTAAAATTTTGTTTGGAAAACCCTCGATACGCGTCCTGCACACTCTGCACAGAGGAGCCCATTTTGTTCCAGTTATCGGCCATGTCAGAAATCGCCGTATTGGACATTTCGGCGGCTTTTTCTGTGTCTCCGCTAAGACTACTTACCAGCGATGCCGCAAAAGATGTAGCCGTATCCATGTAATCGTTGGCAGACAAGCCAACATTTTTATAGGCGGCCTGCGCATATTTCTCAATAGTAGCAGCGCTATCTTTGTACAGCGTTTCCACGCCGCCCACAAGCTGCTCGTAGTCCGCATAGCTGTCCAACGATGCCTTGCCGATTGACACGGCCATGTTTGCAGCGGTTTTCCCGATTTCCGTAATGCCGTTGGCTACGGTCCGCAAACCGTCCGAAACAACATTGCCGAGCAACGTACCGCTGAAAACGTCCATTAAGGACGATGCGCCGCCTTTTGCCTTCTCAACGCCTTTTTCATAGTCATCTGTGTTCAGGCTTAATTTGGCATAAAGGTTAAAAATGTCCACTTACTCGCTCACCTCCTGCCGTTCTTTTGTTTTCAATCCATGCCGCGCCGCAAAGTCTTTGAAATCTGCCTGCACCTGTTCTGGTGTCCGCGTATCCACTTTGGGCGGGTGAATAATGTCAATATATCTCGCTGGCCTGTCCTTTACGCCTGTCACAGCTACTACAAGGCTCCACGCACTGTCAGTCATGTACACCTTGTACATCTGTTCTTCAAAATCAGCTTTTAAAGCGTAAGGAAGCGCCGACACAAGCGCCTTTGCGCTCAGTTTCGGCATTTTCAGCAGTACAGGGATTACTTGTTCTGCCCGCCACCGAGATACGATTTGAAAAAATCAACAAAACCCTTATCGTTCAACAGGTCGTAAACTTGCTTGCAGGTGATAAGGAAATTCTGTTCGCCGATTTCTTCCACCGTCAGGCCATTGAACGGAGCAAGAATTGCGTACACATCCTCGCGGTGCTGCTTCAACGCAATGTTCAGCAGCTTAACGATTTTCGCAAGGCCGAAACGCTGCATTGCAATGCGGGTCGTTTCGCCCTTCGGCATCGCTTTCTGCATCTCTTTCACAAGCGCTTCATCATCGATTAGGTTTGTGATGGGCTGCGCGATTTGCAAAACGACTTCCAGCGCTTCGTCAGTGCTAAGTTCAGAAAAAATCCGCATTAGGCTTCATCCTCTCCTGCTTTGATATACACCTCGCACGGCACAGTGTCCTGCGCGGTAATGGAGTAGTGCGCCGTGTATTCAAAGCTCATCTGGCCTTTTTCCTTGTCTCCCGTCTGCAAGCTGAAGCCGCCGGTAGACAGCGTATTCATCATGTGAATGGCACAGAAACCGCCGTTCGTAGTGCCGTGCTTGTCAGAGTAATCGCACAGCAGCCACAAATCGGTAAAGTCGCTGTCTTTCAGGTCGTTGCGTGGCGTGATTTTGGAAACCTTGGAAGTGGTCGTAACATCCGCAGCGCCAAGCATGCTTTTGGCATTTTCTGCCGATGCCGAAACATAAGTGCCGCTGCACTTGACTTCCCACGATTCAATCTGCTTCAGCTCTTTCATGTTCTTGGGACAGTTGTCGATGTCCTCGCCGAAGTCGGTAAAGCTTGGCACAGCCGTAAAGTTGATGCCGCCAGTCGTGGCGCCCAGCAGCGCACTTTCTTCCGGCGCAGTACCGGCAGTCGGGTCAAACGTAGTTGCAAGATAGCCCGCGTTCAAGACCAGTTCTTTAAACGCAGATTCAGGAATACGAGTAAATTTCATGCTTTCACCTCAATTTAGGCATAAAAATTCGGCGATCACGTTGATGTACCGCCGTTTTAAGTTTTTGTCTGTGTCATCTGCCAGCGATTGGCTAAACGGTGAGCCGGGTTTGAGCCAGATAATTCCATCATCGCACGGCAAAGTCGGGTCGCCTTTTGTAAGAGCCGTCAAAAGCTCTTGCGCCTTTGAGTTTGGCACAGCTTCGGATGTGGTGTGAAACCACATATTTACTGTGATTGATACAGAATTTGCCCAAGTATCCATCACGGCATCATAGGTCAGGTATGGGAGCACCGCGTCTTTCGGCACGGCGTTGCTGGGGTATGCGGTCATAAATTGCCCGAAAAACTGCTGTAATGCAGCGCCCTTTGTCATGTAGGCAATCCCTCCCGCAATCGTTCAGCCGTAAAACTTTTTAGGCCGTTCAGCATCTGGGAAGCGCTTGCCGGGGCTTGCTTTTCTTCTGGTCGGCTCGTGACCCGGAAGTATGCCCCGGTCGTCATGTCCTTGTAAACGCTGCCGTACTCAATAGGCACATCTTTCCGAACAATGCCGGTATATACGCTGGTTACGCCCTGCGCTTCGGCCTGCCGTGCTTCAAGGCTGCTGTCCAGTGCAACGTAATTCGCAAACTCTGCGCCCTCTCTCCACTCGGTAGCATAGCCGCCTTCTCCGTCAGGCTTTGTCAGCTTGTCCATGATGATGCAGCTATGCGAAAAATCATCTAAAAGGCTCATAGCTTTCTCCATTTGTTCAGCCGAGAAGCAAACACGCCCTGCCAGCCCGTCACAGAGCCGCCAGAATTGCCGTTTGCGCTCGATTTGGTGTAACTGTACCCGGCAAAGCTCTCGCTTTGAAATGGGCTATTTGCGGCGTTCTCGTACTGCGTGCGCCACGCCTTGATTTCTTCTTCAAGGTGCAGAAATTCGGCAGGCACGGCCATGGCCCAGATAGCCCCGTCAAAGGTTTCATCCCTCAACGAGCAGTTACCGTATTGATACACACCATCGTTCAGAACGCTGCCCACAATGCGGAAATACTGTCCGGCACGCAAAAAAGGGAGCGCAATGCTCCCGCCCTTGATGCTGAACTCGCCCAGATGGACGCCATTCTGTGTGACAAACCAGTTCCGGCACTCCCTCATCAATTCTTCAAGCATTGCACTCCCTCTTTTTTACTGTTCTGCCTTGACAGTTTTTGCGCTCCGGGTTTCTGCGCTCCGGGTTTCTGCGCTCCGGGTTTCTGCGGGCGTAATGGTGGCAACGGCGATACCGTCCAGGTACTCAGCCCACAGCTTCATGCCCATAAGAGCGTACATATCGCCAGTTGCGCGGCTGTAGTCGCCGTCAACATGCACTCCAATCAGGTTTGTTTCGCCCTCGACGGTATAGTTCAGGCCCAGCTTGGCGAAATCGCTGTCGGCGGGGTCGATGTAGTACAGGTCGATGTTCTCAACAGGGACGGCAATAACCTTGTTGCGGGCGATGTACTTTGCGGGCAGCAGGAACAGGGTGGAATAACCCATGAAATTCTGAACATAGGTCAGGCCGAATGCGGTCTGCGTGGTGATTTCCTTGTCGCCCAGATAGCCGTAGAAGTCCAGAATGTTGGCAAAGCCGACAACCTCGGTAACATCACGATCCATGCTGGCGAACTTGTCCAGCACGTTTCCCTTTGCCAGAGCAAGACCCTGCTGCCAAGTGGTAGCAGCTACAGCCAGAGAGCCAGTGTTCAGGAAGGTGTAGAAGTCGCCCAGAACCTTGTTCTGCAGGGCGACAAGGAACGCCTCGTCGGTCTTTTCAACGGCAACATCTGCGCCGTACTTGGCGACTGCCTCAACGGATACGCTCTTAGCATACTTGGCAATCTCAATGTCGCCGTAGGTTTTGGGCTCGACCTTCATCTTGGTCAGCGGAATCTCATCGCCTTCGGCAACGGACGTACCGCCAGCCAGAGTGCCGTCAACAGCGGCCTCATAGGAGACCAGCTTCGTGCCGGGGGCCTTGCGGATGGGGCGCATAATGCCCATGATGGTGCGCAGCGCGTCCCAGTTCTTACCAAAGCGGGTGACAAAGTCAACCTCGCGGGCGTTGACAGTAATCTGGGCAGCGGTAGTCAGGTTAGTTTTTGCAGCCATATATTGGCTCCTTTCTGTTAATCGTCAGATTCGTTTTGCATGAGGTTCACAAGCGCAGCCTGACGCTCTGCGGTGGACAGTACATAGCGGCCCTTGTCGTCCGTCTTGTAGATTTCCTCCCGCGTCAGGGCCTTGCCGCCATTGTTGGCAGGGGGAGTAGACGTGTCTGCGCCTTTGGTGCTGCTCTTGGTGATGTACTCGCCATAATCGGTCTTGAGGCTCTTTTCAAGTGCAGCTGCGTCTTTGATAGCGCCCTTGTCATCCAATTCCAGTTTGTCAAGCAGACCGTCTCCCTTTGCAAGGCGTGCGACAGAGGAAATCCGTTTTTCAGAAATGCCGATTTTCAGCAGGACGTCGGACAGCGCCTTTTCTTTGGCAGCCGTTGTTTTCTCAGCGTCTACGTTGGCCTTGTAGTCCACAAAAGCCTTGTGCTCTGCTTCATACTTAGCCTTGTAGCCGCCGTCGCCCTGCGCTTTCAGGTCGTTCAACTCCTTCTGAACGCCCGGCAGCTTTTCTGCATCGGCTTTATACCGCGTGACGTCGTCCTTCAGCGGGTCAACAACGCCCAGATGGAGCGCCACCAGCTGATTTTCAATTTCGTCAGTGCAGCTTTCGCCAATAATTTTACGGATTTCAGCGCGTGTAAATTTTGCCATGGGGGTTCTCTCCTTTTCTTCGGTGGCGGTTCTTCGCCATTTGAGTTTTATTTATTCAAAACAGCAGTGCTTCGCTGTTTTTGCGTATAAAAATAGCAACCGCCGAGAAAGTCTCGGTAGTTGCTTGGTAAACTTGCCTTTTACGGTTTCACTTCAACGCTGGGCAGCACATTTGTGTGGAAATACAGCTTGTAATGGTACGGGTCTGTGTGTGTTCCTGTAATATCCTCGACAACATACATCGTGTAGCTGTTCAGGTAGATGTAATTTTTCCTGTAAGTGTCGGGGCCAATCTTTACGGTGCAGACAAGCTCGTTGCTGGAATTGTTGGAGATAGACATATATCCCTCGGCTTCCATAATGACCTTGTCTGTTCTGGCGTTGTATACGGTGATTTTTCGTTCGCTCTCAAAGTAATCGGCCTGTTTAGAAATATTGGAGTTTGCTCTATCGGCTTCGGAGCAGCCACACAAAAGCAAAACTGAGGCCATAACTGCGATTGCGATATAAATAAGCTTTTTCATGTGTTTTCCTCCCAATAAAAAGAGCCGAGAGGCTTATTTGCCTTTCAGCTCTGCTTCGATGATTCTTTTGTACTGTTCGCCGTGCTCGGCAACGGCAGGCTTGATAAAAGGCTTTGCCCGTTGTCCGTGCGTCAGATGCCAATCGCCGTTTTCGTCTTGATACGTCCACGGTGTTTGTCTGCCGCCCGGGTAATATATGCCCGTGCCGCACTCCACATAAACTGCATACTCGCTGTTTGTGCCCACGTAGGCGGCCCGTTCGCCGTTGTCTGATACTGTATGAGTAATGCTGTTGCGTAGGTTGCCTGTGTCTACTGGGCACAGCTTTTTAGCGTATCCTTCAGCCACAAGCCCGCACTTTTCCAGCGCCCGCTGACAAGCCGCTTCAAGCTCTTTGTAGACTTCATCGCTGTGGTCTTCAAGTGTGATTTTCATCGTTTTCTAAGCGCATAACAACGCTATATTCATCCATAATATTGCATACCAGCGTTTTCCCAGTTCGAAGATTTTCGATGTCATCTTCTGTAATAATTACATCATCATATCCAAACATAGATATGTGCTTTTTTGCTTCATCATCTGTGTCGTAAGCTGTAAACTTTTCACTTGATGTATCCCCTAAAAATCTTTTTATTGGATTCATGACTCTTACCTCCTACTTTTTAAGTGGGATTCTCATCGCTCAATTCTCGCTTCACCGTTCTTGTCCTTAACGATTTCATCTTTGTAAAATTCATCGTAAGACTGTACGGCTTTAGTAGGTGCTTTTTTTGTCAGCTTGTAACAAAATTCCGCTTCGTCGAAATAGTACCAATCCTTATTTCTCATAAAATATGGTTCGGTTTTCATTTTACAAGCCCCTTTCTTTCAAGCCAAACCAGCATAGCCTTGCCAAGCTCGTTAGGCGCGCCAAGCTGGCTGTTTGCAAACACCTCTGCAAAAAATTCTGCGTAATTTGTTCTCCCATACCGAGAAATATTATCTCCCAATTTGAAGTTTACATTAGCTTCTTTCGCAATGTCAAGTATTTCTGCGCAACACCTTTTTTCTGTGTCTGCCCATATCTTTTTATATTGCTTAAGTCTTGCCTTTTCCGTTTTCTTGCTATAGTCAATGGACGCTTTTAGCTTTTCAAGCCCATAATCTTCCATAGCCTTTTTTATGACAGTATTCTGTACCATGTGGCCATATTCATGCGTTACAGTGTATATTGATGCATTTTCCTTCAAAGCTGGCATTATATAGCCGCTTTCTATCTGAGACAAAGTTTCGGTAACATTGCTTTTATAGCTGTTAAAAGCTATGGGACACAAAGACAGATTTTGGTTTGTTGGGTCTGTGACTTTCGCACCGACGTATGCATCTGTTGCTCTTCCGCCTGATACGGAGCATATAGAGCCTGTGGACTTCTTAACAGCACCGAATGTTTGTTCGAGATTATGCAACTGCTTTGTGCAATCAATGGCGAGCCTTTCATCAACATTGCGAACAAAAGAATCCTCAACAAGGTTGAACCCAATATCATTTAGCAACGCCTCTTTGCAGTCTTGCATTGAATGCAAATTAAGTTCAGCTTTTTCCTTGACTATTGCTTGCTCTTTCTTCCAGCCTGCCCACTCTGCATAGGTCATATCTTCAACAAGCACAGATTCCCCGGTTTCCGGGTCAATAGCTCGTCTTCCGCCGCTGCCTGTGTCCTCACCGTCAAGCTCTGCAATCTGGGTGCAGCGGCAGTTATACACAAGATAGCCTGGGGCAGAAGTGTCACCGGGATACATAAGCTCATAGCCGTCAACGGTAAACGGTTTGTCAATGTCTACTGTCTGCCCATCTAGGATTCTGTGCTCATGTCTGGTTCTGCCGTCCAGAGTGGCAAGCCAGCGCTTTTTGAGCTTGATGCCCATGTCCCGCGCTGCGCTGTAAGTATCTAGTCGCCCCGCGTTTTGCGCCCCTGTGACCGCCGTCCGTGCCGTTCTGATGGCACTCGCACGGTTCATATCCCGTATACGGCTTTGTAGGTCATCCGCAATCTTGCCAATTCCTTTGCCTTGCAGGATGGAGCTTGTCACGCTGGCTGTAATCTGTTGCTTGCCGTACTTCAAATCAATGCCGCGCTGCAATGCACGCTGCGGTGGATAATACGGCATAAGGTCAGGCTGTTCAACGACCAACCGTCTGACCGTCTGTTCATCCCACAGCGTAAAATCTGCGCTGTCTGAAACCTGCTCAATCTTGTATGCGGCATAGTTGCGATTGAGCGTGTAAATGCCCGGCGTGGCGTCATTGACGTATGCCACAGCCGTTGCATTGGCATCAGTGTATCTTTTTGCCACTTTATCGCGCAGGGCTTCAAAACGCTTGCCGCGCCCTATCTGCGCAAGCCGCCATTGCTTATATTGCTGCTCTGTAATTTCACCTTTTTCCAGCTTTTCAAGCATAGCCGCATCGCGCTTGTCAAACTGTTCAAAATACGTTTTTACGGTTTCGGCAAGTTCGCCCGCCGCTTGCTCGTATATCTTGGAAATGCGCTGCTCCAGCAAAGCAAGCTGCTTATCCGTTTCTTTGTGTGCGTAATCAGGTTTCATTTACGTCTACTTCCACGTCGACTTGCTGTTGCCTTTCTCTGAGCCCGTTTGTTTCCACCCATCTGCGCATCCATTGTATTTAAGAAGTTGCTTGTTGCTTTTCTATCAGCTCTATAAGCCTCTTGTTTTTTTTCATATTGCTTTTTATTATATGTTTTTACGCCATATCCCAGATTTTGCGCGTTTCCCATGATTTGTGATGCTGATAAATTGATAGAATCACCATTTTCGCTATAAACTTTGCCGTTTTTGACAACATACCCAGCGCGTGTCCCATCCATATCAATATCAAACGCAACAACGCCGCGCGGTGTTCCACTGCCGCCACTGCCGCCCCTGCCGCTTCCAGAACCTCTACCGCCCATTCTCACATCTCCTTCTTACTCGCTTATAATATGGCTGAATCCTAGTAACGTTCCAGTCAAATTCTTCAGGGCATTTGCCATACCACAAAATCTCACTGGGTTCAAGCCTTGCCAATGCCGCCCGAACGCCTTTTTCAAACAGCGCTTGATTCTGCTTGCTTTGCTGCGTTCCCACGCTGGAAATCGCCACAATTGAATGCTGCGGCTCGCCATCAAAGCACCACTCGTAGCTTTGTTCATTGCTCCAACATAAGGTTGGCACAACGTGAATCCCGCATTGCTGCCAGTATGCCGCCAGCCAGTGCTTGCGATAGTGATTGTATATCTGCATAGCAAGCGGCATATCTGTATACATTGAGAAATCAGGCGCACACACAGCGCCAAATTTGCGCAGCAGCGGAATGTACTTGTCCGGCTGATTCCACACCCTTTGGAATTGATAATCATCCACGAAAAAGTGAACGCCTTTTGTTGCGCAGTCCGTACAGGTTTTTGCAAAGTTGAATGGAATCCATTCCAAATGCCGCACATCAATGTGTTCCGGCTGGATAATCGGCGTATCGTATTTGCCAACGCCTAAAAAGTTGGCTTTGTCGAGGTTTTCAAAATTCAACATCTTGTCATCCCTCGCCTTCTGTCGTGCGGTCTAACTCCTCTGCTGCCTTTCGCTTCATCAAATCCTCGTACTGGTCTGCGTCTCCGAGAATGGTCAATAGCTTGCGCGTGATGTACTCGTCGTCGTAATATTCCGCTCCGAGCAAGACCGTCTGCGCCTCTTCCTGCTTGTTGATAATTTGATTGCGCGTGTATGTCGGATCGTCATCAAGACCTGCAACCGCCAAAATGCCCTTGATGCAGCGCGTCACGCAGCTTTCAAACTTGTCCGTTTTCAGGTCGAGTGGCACATAACTGGCCTTGATGGCCGTTGCAGTTTGGTTTCCAGCGCTAACAGCCGCAGAATCAAAGGCCTGAAAGTCCTCGTATAACTTTTTGGTGAGCATGTCAATGGTGGTTTGCGTGCCTTGGAACGGCGCTTCGATGCTCTGTGGCGTGGCCTTCGCGCCCTCGTCACCGTCAGCATGGGCGACATGGGTCGTTTTCAGACGCTCAATGAACTTTGTGTCGTCCTGCTCGTCCATGCCTCCGCAGTTGGTCAACACCCAGAAAATCAGGTTGCCTTCGTCAACGTTGTTTACCATGTTGGAGCTTGCAAGGTCGAGCGCGTCAATGGTATTCTGTCGCCCCTGTAGCTCGCTGTGGGCCTGCTCTCCGTTTTTCAGCGGGATAATGGGAAATCCGGGATAATTCTCACCGTCATAAATTTCTGTGCCGTCTGCCTCGCTGGTGCGCAGCTTCAACTTGTAAGCGCGTTTCGGCTTGAGAATCGCCATATCATCGCTTTTGGGCTTTAGATATTCTGTGTAGCCGTCAAGCTCGTACAGCGTGGCGCGTAGTGGCTTATTGTCTGCCACCTGCCAGAAACGGATTCCGGCTTTAATGGAGCCATCTTCCTCGTCGTACAGTGGAACAAATTCCTCTGCTGCGAACACCTGCACATGGTCGAGATTCCAAAACACGAAAGACTGCCCGTCAATCAAAGCATGGCGGGCAGCGTCCATAATATCTTCATCAAACGTCGCACCCAGCGCCTTTTTTGTCTCCGGCTCCTGAAATGAAACGCCGTTGCCCAGCAAATACGAAACTTCTTGGTCTACGACCAAGCCAAAGAACTTGCTTGCTATCTTGTGATTTGCCGTGTACATGTCACGGTGCGCCTTGCCCTGCATGTCGTAAATGATTTTCTCGTATTTGTTGATTGTAGGGTTTTCTCCGTGGTAATACTTGTTTGCGTTCGCTGCAAGGCGTGTGCTATGGTCGGCCTTATACTCATTAATTGCACCCAGTATGAAACTCATGCGGGCCTTTTCGTCCTCGCCAACCGCTACAAAATCTTGGTATGTTTTCACGTCTTCTCACCGCCTTTACACGAAAATGCTCTTGTATCTGGTTTCGGCGGTGTCTCCCGCCTTGTTAGCCGTGCTTTCCATCGCGTACCGCACCGCATCAATGTGATGGTTGTTCAAATCCGGGTAGCCTTCCAGCACTTCTCCCGTCTTTCCGTCCCGCTCGTATTCATACTCGCTGAACTCTTTTGCAGTGTCCGGGCATCGCACGGGGTCTATTACAATAGCATCAAGCATCTGCAGCCACTTTGTACCGTATACAACAGACTTTGGCCCTTTTCTGGCTGGGAATGTCTTCACACCGTACTTGTTGTAATCGGCGATGGACTTTGGCTCGGCGCTATCCGCGCAGACTTTATCCTCACGTGTCAGCCCTTTATCCAAAAGCAGTTGCGCCGTGTCTCTATTGCTGGTTCTGCGCCGTGTAAGCTCATCAAAGATGTACAGCGTACGCCGCGCCGCATCAAAGTGCATCGCATTGTATGCCCATGGGTCAGGATACCAGCCCCAGTCAACGCCGCGCTTGATTCTGTCGAATGTTTTCAACTGCTCATCTGTGATTGGTTGAATTTTCAGGTTTTCGAATACCGCTGTGCCGCTTCCGACAACCTCGCCCAGATACTCGTGTCGGTAAGCTGTTTCGTTTGTGCGCTGCAAATATTCCGCATCGGCCATAAACCGCTCTCCGAGCCATTCTGCGGGCGTTGTCTTATAGGTGGAATGATGTATCAGCTTTCCCGACCTTGCTTTCAGCGCGTACCCGTTTGCCCAGTTCCGCGCCATCGCTGGCGGGTTGAAACTCTTGAACGTAATGAACCAGTCACCGCCGCGCAAGAAGGACTGCTCCACGTTTCGGATTTGCTCTTCCCCGTCAAACTGGTCAAGCTCTTCAAACCAGCAGATGCCGATATAACCAAACGGCACTTTGATTGACTTTACCTTGCCGGGGTCATCAACACCGAAAAAAAGCACCTTTTGCCCTGTTGGCAAATAGGTGCATTCCATCGGGGAGACTGTGCAACGAAAACGGTCGTGCAATCCAAGCTCATTGATTGCCCATACAATTTGCGCATAAACGCTTGTGCGCAGTGTGTTTCCGACCTTGCGGAAAACCGCCGCGTGGCATTGCGGATGCTTTAGCAGCTGCAAAATTAGCTCTATGCTAATATAGCTAGATTTTGTACTGCCGCGCCCGCCCTTTGCGACAAGCTCTTTTACATTGCCTGCCTTGATTTCACGGTGGACTTTTGCGAAGCAAGGGGAAACAACGCCAGATAGCTTACAAGTCATCTATGATTAGCACCTCGCTATCCTGCTGTTGTTCCGGCTTATCCTGCCATCCGAAATTTGCCCGCAAGCTGAACTGTGCGCCGCCTGAGCCGTCTTTGTCATACAGTCTTTCTTCGGCATACTGTTCGCAACGGGTCTTTGCACGCGTAATCGTGTCATTGAACTCTGGTTTGTTTTGGTAATTCAAAAGCGCCTGCCTTGATGCAAAACCAAGTGCAAGCGCCAACCCTGTCACAGTAGGCGGCTTTTTATCGTCATAGATGATATAGCCGTTTTTATTTCTCATCGGTTCGCCGTTATCGTCTAAGAACGGCTGTCCTTTGCAGGCTTCAAAGTAGGCATCAATCTTTTCTTGCATTGCCTTTACGCTTCTGTATTTAGGTGGTGCGCCCACCGGATTTTTTCTTGATGCCACTTTATCACCTCGCTTTACAACACAAAAAGCCCACACAATTTGTGTAGGCTTATATCCCCCAAAACCCCTTTGCGCCGGAGGAAAAGCGCGTTCCCGCCCTGTCGGTGTATGCTGTGCCGACCTCACCCGTTGCGGGGAGCAAATCCGCAACGTAATCCCTTTATTTGCTATACCGCTCAGGCTTGCGGTCTCTGCTTTGATATTATGGGTTTCGGCGATGCGTAACTGCGTCAGTAACGGAGTCCGCACAAGCAGATGCCGGGCAGACTTTTTCAGGCTCTCGAAGTCCCGTTGCGACCTGCCATCGCGCCGCGCTCCTGATCGACTTGCCGCTTTGCTTACAGCGTTCAGGTTATCTATCGCGTTTTGCCTGCGCCGGGCTTTCACCGGTGGGAGCGACCCAGCTTTCACCGCTGCCGGAATCGAACCGGCCCCATGCCAAATGGCTGCACTCTTCAGGTGCTGTGCGGCATATAAAAGGCGTGGCAGTTGCGCGTGTTGCACGGTGTGCAAGTTATAAACAAGTTTATATTTAGCGTATCACCGTCTTATATTCAGAAACTTGCCACAAACTCACACGCTTTTGCAAGTTGCGTGCAACAGAGGCTTGCCGCGACTGTTGGTACTGCACATAGGTCTTGCACCTTTGCCGCGCCGTTGCTTCGGAACGCGGCTCCCTTATTCTTTGTGGATAGAATCGGCTATGCAGCATATAAAATGCCGGTCTTTCCCGGCTGCCAGCTATGAATAGGAGAATTGAAATGGTAAAGAAAAGAGATTTTAGCTATGCCGTAGGCTGTCCCGTTCCTACATCATCCAGCATATCTATAATAGCAGGTTAAAAGTGAACTGGAGTGCACAGATTTTCAATTGCAGCGCGGTGTAATTTCTTTGCCCATCGCTCGGAAATATTTAGATTTATCGCAATTTTCCACCAATACGGGGTGCCGACAATATACCGCTCCCGCAGAACGTCCCGCTGCATTTGGTCTTGAACAGAGTTTATTGCGGTTTCGATTTCTTCCCTTTGCATTTCGGTTTCAATAATCTGATTGTATAGAGCTTCCTGACGCTCCATGATTCTGCAAACGGCATCCTCGATTTTGTTTTTCCCGCCAGCAGACACCACCACGGGGGATAATGCTTTAGTGGTCGCTGTTGCCCGTTCACGTTCGCTTTGTATCTGCTGGCGCAGCTGTCGTTCATGATTCCTGCTGCGTTGGTATCTCCATAGCCACACTTTCTTTTGGTTGAATTCTTCTCTGGTCATTGTATCTCCTCTCTTCCAGTTTCATGCAGCGCGGCAGCGTGCAAATATCGCCATTCTTCCACTCGCACGTCGCGCAAAGATGTTCGCGGGCGTATTCATCAACTAGTTGCTGTTTTGTCATGGGGTCACCTCCTGGGGTAGAATTCATTTTAGAAGCCTCCTTATGATTCTATAACATGCGATGCTGATACGGGTTACGACCAGCAGCGGCCAGAAAATAAGGACAATAACGTTGTCTGCGCCGTCTACGGTATCCATTCGGTCTGTGTGGTTGATGTACAGGACGGCGAGCAGGCCGCACAGGTCGTAAACACAGACGGCGGCGATAACTAGGATAATTGTCATGGGGTCACCTCCGGGGGGTGTAGATCGGCAGTTCTGTCCATGTTGTAACACCTGTTTAATTCAAGCATAATGTTCTCCGTTGTATATAACCAGCATAGACGGAAAAGGCGCTGGTGGATACCTGTTTCCGTTATCGTCCTCAAAACGCAGTCTTCCGCGCAGAAAACGGATTTCAGCTTTTCCGTACACATAATCGTGGAAATATGACGTATCAGTTCTCGCGGGTATCAATAGGACTATTTTTGTCCCGCTCCGCGATTCTTCGTAGGCTTTGCGCACCCATAGACCAATCATTCTGCCGTATGGAGGATTGCAAAACACACTTCCTGATTCAACGCTCCACGGCATTTTCAGACCATCTGTTTCCGGCGTGTAAAACCGATTGCACTTTGCGCTTTTCTCGGTTGCCGCTGCATCCAGAACGAAATGAAATTCCTCGTTTAACTTGTCAAAAAAGTCCTGCGGTGTGCAGTAATCCATTTTTTTGCTGCTTAAAAGTGCGTCGTTCATTTTGTGTTCTTCCTTTCAGCCGGCGGTCTGTCTTTAACGCTTACCCAGTTAGTCATCTGCGTTCACCATCCTTTTGCCGCAGTGCGGGCAAAAATTATAAGCAGCGAAAGAAATTGCATTACAGGCTGAACATACAACATTTGTGCTTCCGCCGCTATCGCTTATCCAATGCGCAGTAGGCCGCAGGGATTCTGGGTCGATGGTCGGCATAATGTCAATATCACCAGTTCCAACAGCGTAAACTCGCCGCATTCTGGCGTATCACGAAACATTACCTTTACGCATCGTTTTTTAAGCGCATGAGCGTTAATCAACCGCACTGGTTCTTTCGGCTGGCTTGCGCCCGGAATCGGGCAGCCTATTGTTGTGCTCATTCTGATAACTCCTTTACAAATGCCATACTCTGGCGCAGATTGAGCGATTTCGGATTGAGAATACATGCCGTCGCCACGGCATGGCTCATAAACGTTTCGTCGTCGCGCAACTTACCACCCACGCTCACACAGCGGACGTGGCCGAAATCCTTGCCACCACAATACCACGGCGTTGCAGTCCAAATCCAGCTGTCGTAGTGCGGGATGTAGTCACGGTACTTTCGGTACTCGTCACAGGTAAGGATAAAAACAAAGTCCTGTACAGTGCCATAAGCTCTGTCTCCGTTGTCTGCAACAAGGTCAACAGTATGTGGCAACAGACCTTTTCCAGCAAAAACGGCGTTAGCCATATCAGATAAAACCCCGCGCACATTACTGGTGCGGTAGTCATTCCAGTTGCCCATCTTATCGGCAAATTTATCACTTGGGCAGAATTTTACATCTTTTCCCCACGGTTCAGCCATAATGGCCAGCACGCCGCCGTCAGGGTGGTTCGGGTCAAGGCAGACCCACTCGAAGCCTTTGAACATAAAGTGTTCTCCGGGTTGTAGGGTTGTTATGTTAGTCATTGTCGGTTACCTCCTCGTTCCAGTATTTGTATCTGCATTTCTCGCACATTTCTTCAGATGGCACGCTTACCTCGCACGCCTTCTTTTTGTCAAAATGCGCAGTGCAAAAAGTAGTTGTAATACTGTACATGTTCGCATTCGGAAACATTTTTTGAAATTCACTTTTTCGTGTTTTCCCGGGGTGGTCTTTTGCCCACTTAATTACGCGGTCAACATTGTTCTTGATTGTATCTATATCGTGATTTTGTATTATGCTCGCGGAAAACCCGCATTTTCGCTTTGGTACGTTGTACATTTGGCAAGCCTCACACCCGCCCTTTTCGAGAATCATCGTGCGGCACATGCGAATGCGTGCCTTTTCGTACTCTAATGCGTCCATAGTCTTACTCCTTATCCAGTCCGCGGGCTACATACTGCCCATAGGTCAGGCCAAGGGCGGCGGCTTCGCGGACGCATTGCTCAATAGGTTTTATGGTTTTCTTCAGGCAGGGATGCGCGGCGGGTTTCTTGCCTTTTTTCAAAACACCTGCATCTCTGCGGCGCTGATAGGACGCCTGCGCGCTTTTGATATTGCGCTTGCGGATGCAGGAATTGCAATAGCGCTTTGTTGGCTGTACGTCCCACATGATTTTCCCGCAGGTCTTGCAGGATTTTGTTTTGGTCATAGCGGCTCCTTTGTTTTGGGTGCTTCAATTCCGATGCTTTGCAACGTTACCTGCGCCAAGAGGTCGGCAAGCTGGTCATTGCGGTACTCGTTGTATTTATCAGCAACTGGGCCGGTCATTGCATCCTGAATCCGTTTCAGGGTGCGGGGAGAAAGACCGACCTGATAGCATGCCAGCAGGCACAGATAGGTAGCGCGGGTAGCAATGTCGTTGCGCTCCTTCATGACAGCCTCCTGCGCACGGCTCTGGATGCCCTGAATTTTAGCTTCTGCATAAGCATCTATGGCTTTTTGCATGGCCGGGGTTGGATGAAGTCTGGCTTTCATGGGTTCACTTCCTCTAATGTTAAACTTACTTTGTATGTTCCCTTTAAGACTGATACAATAGCAGCCAGCGTTTCAGCCGTGTATACGCCTTCAACCTTCTGCACGATTTTTTCGCTTTTTGCTTTGGATTTTTCATTTTTTTGTACATCGTCATGTGCCTTTTTAAAATCCATTGCTGTTGGCGACAAGTTTTCGATATAATACTTGATTTTTTTTACACTGGCGGCATTCGGCGTCGTATTACAATTTATCCAGTAGTACAAAGAGGATTTTTTTACCCGAATGCGTTTCGCCATTTCCTGATATGTTATGCCCTCACATAACATGTCATCCTTTACGGACTCTATCAAGGGCGCAATGCGTTCGTTTCGTTTCTTTTTTTTATACAAATCTATTCCCTTAAAAAGCCATTCTTTGTCTACGCCAAGCGCCTTTGCTAATTGGTCGGCCTTGTCAGCGCGGATTTTACTTCTGTTTCTGAGTGAATATGAAATATAATCGGTGTTTGCGCCCATTTCATAGCTGATAGCGTTTCTGGTCTTCCCGCTGTTTTTGACAGCCCATTCCAGCCGCTCCCAGAAATCCGGGATGTCCGGCAGTTCCGGCTCCGGCGGCGGGGTGGGCGGCTGCTTTTCCTCCGTCTTGGGCAGACCCAGCAGCCAGCCGACGGTAACGCCCATACTGGACGCCCCTGCAATACGGTTTGCGTTGTAGGCGCTGAGTGTCTTTGCCTTGCCGCTGCACAGCTGGCCTAAGTAGCTGCCGCTGATGCCGGTACGCTGGGAGAACTGGCTCAAATTCATAGTGCCCATCGCATACTTGACACGTCCCGCCACGCTTGGCAGGTTAGGCAAAACAATGGTCTGGCAGGGGCCGTCTTTTTTGTGATTTTCCGCTTCGCTTGCAATGCGTGTTGGTGAAATTGGTGTGCGATGTGCGGCCCTGGCCTGTTCTTGCATGGATTGCTGGTACTCATAAACTTCATCTGTCATGTTGTCTCATCCTCCATTTCTTCAATGAAAATTTCGGTGCGGGGGTTGGATTTGTCGTACATCACGCGGGAACCGTCCACGCTGGCAATGATGGCGTTGTTGTCGTCTGCAAGGATTTTGGCGGCGACAAGGGTGTCATGGGCAGCCTCCATCAAGTTCGTTAAATCCACGCGGCGGCGGGTCGGCATATAGAATACCGTGGCGACGCGGTAGCGGCCCGACAGCGGGGCTTTCGGCTTTGGGGTGAGATACCACATAGCGGCCTGTTCGTACTTCTTGTACTGCCTGCTGGGGGCGATGAACGGCTTGCCGGTGCGGTGGTTGGTAAGAATTTGCTGGGAGTTCTTTTTGGTAATAGGGGGCAGGGAGATAATGTATTTTTGAATCATGTAAAGT